AGCACGGGTGAAAGCACGGGTGAAAGCACGGGTGAAAGCACGGGTGAAAGCACGGGTGGAAGCACAAGTGATATAGAGACAATAAAAGGTACAGTTGCTTGTAATAACATTAAAAGTAATTGTAATGAATGTACCAATTCGTATCTTATTGGTACAGATGTAAAGTGTCTTTGGGATGTAGATAAGGGTCAAGGTAAGGAGTGTAATTCATTTTCTGGTACACACAACTGTAATAACTTATAAAAACTCACACATAATATTTTCAAGATCTTTTGGATAATTCCGAACTTTTAAAGAAATTCAGGGAATAAAAAATCTGCTTAATTTCACAATCGCGAGAATAAATAAATGATAATGGTTTAAAAAACGAAGACATTATCATTTATATCACCATGAACATGTTCGTGAGTCCAGGAAGTGTAATCGCACTGCTATGTGCCGGATTCCCGTTTATGCTATTTTGGATGTATGAACGCAGCTATGATGTGGTCACTAAATACGTGCCCGATGCCGAATATTTTTTACTGAAGTTTGCGTGGTTTTTTACCAAAATGTATACGTATTCTGAGCGCCGAGTTCGTAAAATTGCCGCTGCAGTGAATAAAGTGGTCAGGGTGACCAGTAACAAGAATCTTATCTTGTTCAAAGATGGGAATGTTGTCCATAAACTACCTTTCGAAAAGATGAACGAGTGTGACTATGGCGATGAGTATGATATGGTCTTTTTGGAGTATTCCAACGATGAGACCGATACGATAAGCAAATACAAGACGCATATGATCAGAACCAATCTGGTGGAGGAGGCGACCGATTACTTTGACATTTGCGATATTAGTTTCATGGGGGTTAATGTGATTGTTAAGGATGGGGGAAACGTAGTCAAAACAGAGTCGGTTATTTTTGGTTCTGAGAATTATTATATTGTGGGAAATGTATTGTTTGATCGTGCCTTTATCAAGTATTGGTTGATGCGTTTCCACCAATTTGAAATGAGTGAAAAACATACATACGAAGTAAGTTTCTTTGATAGCACGATTACGCCTCATAAGCTTGAAGAACCAGAGTATATCCAGTTGACCAAAAATGGGTTCGATGTTATTCGCCCCAATATACTTGTCAATGAGGAAGAAACAAAACCAACAAACCCAACAATCAACGTAGATGAAACCGAGTGGGAAGTGGAGCCTGAGAAAAATTTGAATAAGAGCGAAGAGGTTTCCAAAACAATGCCTGAAGGAAACTTCTTGCACTCCTATTTTAGAGGAAGCACAAACTGGAGTCAAATGTTTAAGTCCAAAAATGAATAATATCAAACTATTTAAGAAAAAAAAAAGTTATATAATACGGAGATGGAAAATTCCATATCAGCGCCAGAAGATGCCGTTAAACCTAGTGAAACAGTGTATCACAAACTTCACGACAAATGGACGTTGTGGGCTCATCTCCCCCACGATACAGACTGGACGGTGAAAAGTTACAAGAAAATAATGACGTTTTCAACGGTGGAAGAGGCACTTGTGCTTTATGAGACGCTGCCTGAGAAGATGATAAAGAACTGTATGTTGTTTCTAATGCGCGAAGGTATTCAACCCACGTGGGAAGATGAGAAGAATCGCGGAGGCGGATGTTTTTCTTACAAGGTAGGCAACAAAAACATCACAACAACGTGGAAACAAGCGTCGTATCTATTGGTTGGTGAGAGTCTCACTGCGGAATCTAAACTGTGCGCTTCGATAAATGGAATCACCATCTCTCCTAAAAAAAACTTTTGTATAATCAAAATCTGGCTCGCAACGTGCGAGTATCAAAATCCTCAAAAAATCACAGAAATCGCTGGTATTGTACCACATGGTTGTTTATTCAAAAAACACACACCTCAGTATTAATACTTTATTTCGGATTCCAACGCAAGAACTTGGGTGTTATTCCAAGGATCACGATGAAAACCACAATATCGACAAATAGAATGATTCGTTTTTTGGAAGGGCAAAGATTCGAATAGATAATGTTTTGTTTGCTGTTGCGCGGTTTAGCCCATTCATAATATGTTTTAAGAAATGTTGGGCCGAATTGTCCGCGCCTACAGTCGTAAAAGTAATCGTAATATGCAATCAACAGATACGTGGAATACAAAATGAGGAGTAATACATATTTGTTTCGTGGCGGTGCATACCAGTATGCAAGGGCAAGCACTACTGATATGATAATACATTTAACATTTCCGGTAATGGGTCCATCATAACATTTCTCTCCGGTTTGAATGTCGGAGAGTTCTTGTTCTGTCATATCATCCACTGCTGAATCAAATAAACCCATAATATATATAATATATAATATATAATACGTATAAATTAATATTCAAAATTCACAATTCAATCTTGAATATTAATGTCTGATATCTGATACACGCGATGGATCAAACTAAGAAGGAGGAAGCGGTGCCAAACACAATTTAATCTCTCCAAGGGATGCAACATTATACTTGACAACAAGTGGAAGATCGTTTTCAAGATACATTTCGATCTGTGTACAAAGATTAGTGCATTTAATGAAGTAGCCTAGATTCTTAAGCGAAAACTCGCCTTGGATAATCTTGCTACTGTCCTGTTTAATGACGTATTCCATTCCTCCGTCTGATTCTGCACGACGAACTTCGGCTTGGGCAAACCCACCCGTGCACTTGAAGATTAACTCTGCCCCTTCCGTCGTGGCAACTGATTTTATCTCGATTTTGTCCGATATACAAGAGAGATCGCGAATAATCTTCTGAAAGTCCGAAGAAGGCAGATTCAAAACCGACGAAAACTTCACGTTTGGAACATCGAGTTCTTCGCTGTCGGGTTCAATGAGCCGCAACTTCTGTATTTTTTGTTGTTTGATATCTCCATTTTCGAATTTGAGACCAAGAAACTGAACAACGCCGTCGGTATAGTCGGCTTCTTCGATATAAATCGTAAGCGTATCCTCATTATCAATCGTGTTGATTAATTTGAACAAGTGAAACATATTTACACCTATTACAATTTTGGGTCTTTTGCACTCGTAATGCTCGAAATTCTGAGATTTCAACGAGAGATGAGCCAATATTGTATGCGACTTGTCCATGTTAATAATTTTGATACCCTCCGGAGTAAAGGTAATATTGGTTTCTAGTAAAATATCCTTTAGTGCCGTCATGAGTGTTCGAAATGGGGCTATTTGAACCGTCTGAATGACCAATATGTTTTTATCTTGATTTGTTGAAATAGCCGACATTATATTTTAATTGGCGGGGTCAATCTTTAAATACTTATGTCTTGGATGCTGATTATAAACGGCTTAATTATATCTCTCCTCATTATACAAATGGAACGGGTGTTCACATTTATGATTCATAATATTGGCTGCTTATCAATTTACGCGATGCTGGACTATCTCCTTCGATACATGAAGATAAAGGCAGAATGGGCACAATTGCGCGCAATCGGGAATGGTCTTGTGGTAGCTTGTACGTATCAAGATGTTGTATCGTGTTTGTCAAATCACGATACTTCTTGGCAACTACCATTGTATCCATACGCGGAACCATTAGTATTTTCTCTCTATCTCTACCAATGCATTCTGGGGAAGATGCGCTGCCAAGACCCGTTTTATCACGCGTTCGTTTTAATACGAACACCCATCGGTTATATGAACAATAACAAAACAATGTCAATATTTTATTTCTTCTGTAATGGTTATCCGAGTCTCATTGATTACACCCTTGTTTCAATGGTCGGCAACGAAGTAGCCGGAAAGCAATTACAGAAAAATATATCAGGTGCCACAAATAACTACATACGGAAACCGGGAGCAGCTGTGGTGGCATCGTTATTATTGCACGACGCATTCAGGATAAGAAATCTGGAATATCCTGAACAACTCATGTTTCACGCAAACATTGTGTTGTCTTCGATGGTATACTATAAATATGCCGTTTCTAAAACGAAGCAGATTAAAAGTAAATGAAAATATGAATCAAAAGCACATAAGAGCAATATATAGACTATCACCATATGGACGACCGCAAGAAACTTCACGACAAGCTAGACACGCTATTCGACGAATATGCGGGAAATTCTTACGTCTCAGGACGGCTTGATAATTACATTGAAAAGATCCTGCCAACTTATCTAGCGGCAGCCCACAAAACGCACGAAGAACGTAAAAAACGAAAAGATGACCTCTCTAATGCGAGCGACACGTTCATAAATACCTTTTTATTAAAGCACCATTACTATTATTCACCGCATAATGAACTATTTCTGAACTATGATGGGACCCATTTTACCGGTTATAGTGAAGACGATATTCAGCACGCTATTTTGACACAAATTTCTGCGGATCAATCGTTGCGTCCTTGGAAGCACAAGATAAACAACAAGATTATTCGAAGCATCAAAGAGCGCACCCCTTTGACAGCAATTCCCGAATCCGCAACGATTCAATATGTATTGAAGTTACTACATCCCACGATTTTTGCCTCCAGAAACCACGCCAAATATTTTTTGACAATCATCGGGGATTGTATCCGAACCGCGGACAAAGAGTTGGTTTATATTGCATCACCTGTGATGAAAAAACTTGCGAGAGAAATAAACGTCCAAATACACACGTATTTCGGTATATCGAATGCGTTGAATGCGATTAAGTTCAAACATTATGAGCATGACTTTACGAGTTCTCGCTTGCTTTTAATCGATGATAAATCAAACAAACCGCTCGATGTCTCGATTGACATTTCGCAGCGCATTGTAGATGTTTTGTGTGTGGCTTCGCATTATTCTCAACGCTACAATACGGCGGATGGGTTTTTGAAGCAATGCACCGAGACTGGTTTGGTCGATCACGCACTATATTTACATCGAAATACGCCCGATACCATCGTGGGGGCATTTTTGAAACAATGCGTCCAACCGTGTCCACACGCAAGCATTAGCACAAAGAATATGATATTTATCTGGAAAAAGTATTTGGAGAGTATCAATGTTCCAAACGTGATTTTCCACGATTCGCTGTTCCAGTTGTTCAAAGATAAGCTTTCGGATTACAACGAGGATACAGACACTTTTCCAAACGTGACAAGTGCGAGTTTACCAGTGGTATCTTCGTTTTTGAAATTTTGGGAGGAAAACATGGTCGAAGAACCAGATGAGTTAGAAATTGAGATCGACGAAATATCGAACTTATTCAAGAAGTGGACGTCGAGAAAATTCACTGGTGTAGAGGATGCGTTTTTGATTGAGTTAATCCGTCACTTTCACCCCGATATTATTGTGGTGGATGATAAATACGTCATGAATGTGAAGTGTAAATTGTGGGACAAGCGGCAGGAAGTCATAGATACCCTCGACCTTTTGAAAACTGAATTTGTGAATCCCGAAGCAAAATCTCTCTATGTAGCGTATGAAGACTACGCTTCTCAAAGCACAATGCCTTTTGTGGTAAGCAAGCGTTATTTTGAGAAGATAGCCAAAGAATACTTGGGGAGTTATTTGGATGGGGATGGATTAATCAGCTCTGAATGGAACGAATGATAATTTTTGCTACTTTCCGATACCTTGATACTTTTTATACTATTTATTTTGCCTAAATAATCAAAATCAAAATAAATACCCAGAATATGTTATCTAACGACGCCGCTTGTTCGTCTTGCGCTTTTTCATCGTCTTGTTCTTCTTCTCCACCTTTTTAGAGCCGAACTTGCCCTTCTCAGTCTTGTAGCCGGCCTTTTCGAGGCGCTTCTCCTTCTTGGCCGTCTTGTGCTTCTTCATCGACACGTAGCGACCGCGCTTGTTCTTGTGAATATCCTTCTTGGTGAGGCCGCCGCTGGTCTTGTACGCAACGCCGCGGTGCACCTGAACGCGCGAACCTTCGAGCATGGGGTAGGACTTGCCCTTTACGACATAGACGCCCTTTTCGTTCTTCATAATCTTCTTAACCATTATACTTTCAAGAGAGAAAAAAAATGGAATGGCGTTGGGTATAATAAATTAGAAGTTACGTGGAGGAGAACGAGTTCCACCCGGAGCTCCTGCCGCAGAGCCGTATACATCGGTGTTGAGCTTCACAATTTGTTTTTTAGAACGATATCCGCGACTAGTTGTACCGAACGCATTGTTTACCAATCGGGCGTATCCGAATGCCTTTGTGCGTTCGTTCCCAGGCCTAGTGATGGGCATAACTTTTGGTGGGCATTTGCTACCACTTCCATCGGCATTACTATTACCATTATTACACGTTGTCATTCCTACTATACTATACCAAGATATAAAGATGAATTGATTATCAAACGAATTAATAAAATTGAAACGATTTAGAGGCTATACCACGATGGATAACACCATGGCTTCCACAGGGGATTCGTTGTCTAAAAAATACCAGAAGAAAACGGACAAGCAGCATGTGCTTGATAATCCGGATACGTACACTGGTTCGATGACGGTCACCGAATACGACACCTACATCTACGATGACGCACAAGGTATCGTGGTGCCCAAACAAATCAATATCATTCCTGGTCTCTACAAGTTGTTTGATGAGGGTATTGTGAATTGTCGCGATCACCAAGTCCGCATGAGCCAGGCAATGGATGCGTGCAAGCCGAATGCGATGCCGGTTTCCTATAT